GGGCTCGTCCCACGGCCACACATCCGGCTGCGGAAGTGGAGGCTGATTGGCGACGACGATCTGCGAGTTCCACTCGAAAACATCCCAATCGTCCGTGAAGTCGTCCGGCTCCTCGCGATCCCACGCGTCCTCGACAGGTAGCGGTGGCTGGTTGGCCCCGACAGGAGCTGAGTCGGCGACGTAGACGGCCTCGTCGTTCGCGTCGTCATCGCCAGAGAAGAAAATCTGCTCATCGTCTGAGTACTGGTAGGGGACCGCGCCTCCTGCCGCGTCCGCGAAGGACATCGCGACCAGCATTCCACCAGCGCTGCCGTCGGTAAAAGTGACCGCCTTTGAGCCGCTGGTAGCGAAATGTTGGCTCTCAGAGGTGCCGGATTTGGTCCCGTTGCCATCGAGCCAAACGTTACTCTGACCGGGCGTGTAGCCACTTCCGGCCACCACTGACGTGCCGGAATTTAGTTCTGCGCAGACCGCACTGATCAAAGCGCCGGCTGCCACCAGAGTCAGGTTGACGCTCGGCTGACTTCCGCCCGCAACGAATGTTCCGATGTGGGCATCTATCGCGGTCGTTGAGCACCCACCTACTTCGCGAATCAGTAATCCGAGTCCCTGGGATGGGCTGACGGTGTAGGTGACGGTTGTGGCTACACCCGTTGCGTTGAGGGCGTACCCCTGCGCCATTCCGTTAGAGCCATCTGTCTGATGGTCTAAATTCGAGGTGTAAGTGTTGTGGCCGTCGCTGAAGGTGTTGGTGGCCGAATCGCTATAAGCGACACCAATCGCATGGATCGTCGAGCCAGCGGTTATGTTGGAGGCAAACGCTTTCGCAAGACTCGTGGCTCCTGCGGTGTTCTCAGCAAAGGTCTCTTGCAGGATCGAGGCGGCCACTTAGCTCGATCCGTACATAACGAAGACAGGCGCCCCGCAGGCTTGCAGCACATTCAGCGTAAAGCGGTAGAGATCAGTGAGCGCCGTGTTGAGTCCTTGGCCTTGCGCGCTTCCAATCGACACGCGGAAGACCCCGAGCGATGGGTTGCCCCAATTTGCCGTGGGGCCGAAGTCTGTCGAGGCATCAAAGAGCCACGTCACTCCCCCGTCGTGACTGACCTCGACCGTGAGTTCCATGACCTGCCCGCCGGTAGCGGGCCAGCCAAGACCAGGGGTGATGTGAAATTCGTAGCCGGTGTAGAGTCCCCCGACCACGGGACTCACAAATGGGCCATGCTGGCCAACACCGAGCACCGCCGTTGGTAGCGTGAATATCGCGGTGGTGCTCATGGAGTCTCGCCTACTGCTTTACGCACCTCGGCTGAGGGTGTAGTTGTCGCACCTCAGAGCACCTTCTCGCAACCCACCACGTTCATCGGAACGTTCTGGAAGATGACCGGCGGAGGCGGGGAGTTCGAGTTCTGCATGAAGCTGAAATTCATTTCAGCGGCGAGATATGTCCCTGCGCCCTGGTAGGTCTCACAGGCCGCCTTGGTGGCGAATCCTCCTGGCGGTGCCAGCGCCACCCTGAAGGTCGTGGTGCGCATGTAGACCTGCGTCACGTTGTCGCTCAGGTCGAACATCGGATACGCCTGAAGGTTCAGCGTGATAGAGACGATCAACGCCCACATGCTTTGGCTCCGATGGCGCGCCTGAGACGCGCTGTTAACCCCACCTTGTCGCAGTAAGTGGCCGCCGTGTCGTTGTGGATGCCAAATCTCGCAGCGACTTCAGCGAGCGGCTCACCGCTTCGCACCTGACTTACGAGCTCGCGCGCCTGGGATTTCGAGAGCTTCCTTGCCCATGATTGCCTTGGGCTGGGGTAGCTCACTACCCACCGATCAGATTTCCTTGATCTGGATGCGCCCCGAGGCTGCGATCACGCCAGTGCCGCCGATCTGCACGATGGCGATTCCGTTCAGGAGCGCGGTCGCGGTACCGGGCACGTCGATGGCGTTGTCGAGGTTCGGGTTGGCGCGCCAGTAGTAGCGCTGCCCATTCGCATTCGCCGCGAGGTTACGCAGTGGCGCGGCGGCTAGCGTCGGCTGCGTGGTGGCAAACGAGCCCTGCCCGGCGGAGCCGGAAAAGACCGGATTCGTGGATAGCGACACGTTCGGCTGTGCCGTGATGACGGTCGTGAGCGCACCGACCGCAGCCGTGGTGATCGTGCGGAAGATGCCGAAGAGCGAGTTTGCGGACGCCACGCCCTGACCCTGGATATCGACTTCGACCAGGATGTGCGAGCGGTTGGTGCCGGGGAACCAGATGACCGAGAGCACCGATCCGGTTGTGACACCGCCGGTCGCCGCAACGAGCGCCGCGGGCGTGAAGATCGGGAAATTGATGTCATAAGTGATCATCGAGACTCCTCAGCCGGGGGTTACGGTACCGCTCATGATGCCGGCGGCGATGGCTGCGTTGTAGATCGCTTCCTGCAGGATGGTTGCAAGAGACGTGGTGGTGTTTGGAGCCGGGGAACCGAAAATCGCCGTGAAGGCCGCCCCGCTGACCTCGAAAGGTATCCGGCCCACTTCGCCACCGTCGACCTGATGGCTGAACTCGACAAAGAGCGCCGGGATGGTGAGATCCATGTGCGACTTGATCAGCACGTAGACTTCGGTGGGCGAGCCAACTGTGACCGGCATGGTGCCTCATCCTGATCGTGATCGTGGGGCGATGAGTGCGCGCGAAGCCGCTTTCAATCCGTCGATTGCTTTGCGTACCTCGGCGAACTGGATGCGGAGAATTTCGTCCTGCGCGAGCACGCCCTTGGAGACAAGAAGTGTCTCGAGCGTGTTGAGCGAAATCTGCGTGGCCAGCAGGTCATAGCGGAGCTGCAGGTTATGAAGCGGCTGCGGGTTAGTCGCCGCTGCATCGCGTAGCGCTTGCGCAAGTTCCTCCTGCGCAGATTCGATGTCGGGCTGCGTCGGCTGCTCTTCCAACTGCGCGTTCATCAGCTGATCGGCTCTCCGATTCCCACCGCCGGGATGTGCGCCCGGATAGTAATAGGAAGCGGCATATTCTGTCGAATGCAAGTGTGGCATTCCGCATCCAGTTTGGTCGGGACACGGACCCACTGCACGCCGTACTGCAAGGCGGTCGCTGCCGCATAGGGCTCGAACGCGCGTTGCGCTATGGGGACCTGGTTCGCGCTCGAGAAGTCATTCCCGGCAAGGAAATTGCGTGTCTCCGTGACGTCGAGATAGATGATCGGCTCGGTCTTCGCCCGCATGCGGATCGTTTCGACCCCCTGCTGGTTGAGCGGGAGGGTCTCGAAGTCCGAGAGGTACGGCAAGCCGATCTGCGCCACCCCGACGGCCGAAGGGAAGGTGAGCGAGCCAGTCAGTCCGACTGTGAGAGTGCCGTTGGCTGCCGTCCCCGTCGCACTGATGCCGTAGACGTTCGCATCGGCAAAGGCCACGACCGCCATCCCGGCGAGATTCGAGGCTCCTGTCAACACCGTGCGGGCGAATGTCCAGACAGCGGTCTGCGTGCCTATGAGGCCATTGGGGAGGGGGTCACGCAGCCGCACCGTGGCTTGCGTTGGCGTGAGGTACCCGGTGAGGAGCAACCGGCAGCGACAAGTCGCCGAAACGATGGGCGCCGCACCCTTTGAAAGCACTCCCTGCCACGAACAGGTGATGCCATCTGCCGCGACCGTGACCGCACGGCACTCCCCATCAGAGAAAGTGAGGATGTAGACCCCAGGCGTCACGGCTTTAGTCAGCGTGCCGCTCGTGCCCTCATCGACCTGACCTGTGAAGTTGAAGGTCTGGAAGATCCAGATTTCGTTGTTGTTGGTGGGGTCAGTCGTCTGGAAGTTCACCCATCCTGTGGCACTCGATGCCGTGATGGTGCCGACATCGCCAGCCTGCCCGGTGGTGGTGCCGGTAAGCGCCATCGTGACGGCGGTGGAGTTACGTCCGTCATAAGTGACATTGCAGTCGGTGAACTGGTAGTCGTAAATCGTCGGCGCTTCGCGATTCGCCTGATGTTCTATGTAGCGCACCTGCACGCCGTTGATCGTGCGATTGGTGATGGCGTAGAGGCCGAAGGTCGGGGCCACGTTGACCCCGACGCCGGCGGCGTTTGAGGGTTCGGGCACCACGCAGATATCCTCGAACGTCCCCTGCGTATCCCAGTGCGCCCAGCCGATGATCTGCTGCTCGCGCAGATACGTGCAGGCAAGGAGCTGACCATTCGTGAGACTGCCGAACACGAGCTGCCCGACTAGGGGGTCGGGCTTGTAGGCGAGGCGCTGGAACTGAGTCCCGTAGGGGATCAGGTGCCGCGAGTAGAGGGTGAGTTCCTGTCCCATGAACTTGTCGAACGCGAACTGGTAGATGAGGTCGCGTAGCCGCCTGCCGTCGTACTCAGAGAAGATCGCCGAGTCCCCGAACAGGAGGCTAGAGCAGGTCGGGGCCTGACCGTAGTAACTCTGCGGAGTCGCGGCGATCGCGAGCGGTCCGATGGCCGTCCCGGTGGACCCAGCCCACAGGCGCCAGATGATGTTGGAGGTGCCGACCAGCAGGTCCGAGAGCGGGATCAGGTCCGAGATCGCATTCAGCTGGCGCGCGTTGAGGAACACCGTGAAGGCGTCCGATGCGACCACCGGATTGCTCACGTTGAACTGGTGGTACTGACTGGTCTGGGAGCCGAAGACGCCGACGGGTTGCTTCGGGGTCGAAGCGAGCACCAGTCGATCCGGGAAATAGGACACCGCGGATGGGTAGCCCTGGTCGGCCGAGAACGCGCCGAATGCCCAAAACGTCGTCTGACCCAACGCCGTGATCTGCTCCACCACGATGTTGTTGGTGCCGTTTGGCGGTGGCGAGAGAAAGGCGATGCTGCCACCGGCCGCCGTGATGGAGTAGAGCGAAGGCGGCTGGTAGACACCTCCCACGGTCACATAGAACTTGCTCGGGTCCGTCAGGGTCGTGCCGGTGAGTGGCCCGAAACTCGTGGAGACTCCATTGCCGCTGAACGTGAAAGGGCCGAACGCGACCTGCGGTCCACCCACCACGGAGGTCGGCAGGAGTCCCGGCCCTCCCGTGTAGTTGGGCTGCACGACGCCTGTGACTTGAGTGGGACTCGTGTAGGCGGTGATCAGCACGATGCCGGAGCCTGAGTCCTGGTACTCCCAGTTGACGCCACCGAAGCCGAGCGTCGGGACATTTCCACCGTCGCCATCGGCCTGCACGCCCTGGGAGTGCGATGGGAGCCACGTCCCGGTGGTTGCGGTGTCGGTCCCGTTGGTGTCGACACACGAGACGGATTTGTAATTCTTGAGCGATGCGCGCCTGTAAATAGGCGTCGCATTGACGGCCGAGACCGTGCCCAACTGTTTGGTCGGCTCCCAGGGCACGATGTTCGAGAGATCCTGCTGGGTGAGCTGGAACAAAGCCCCCACGTGGTTGGCGTTGAAGATGGGAGCCGTGCTCGTGAGCGTGACCGTGCCGCTCTTTTGGCTCGCGTACACGAATGTCACGCCGTCTGAATTCTGTTGCAGGAACGGGCCGCCGGTATAGACCGCAGGCAGACAAGTGAAACTGTTGGCCGAGGTACGCTTGATCTCGTAGGGCGGATACTTCGGATGCACCACGGTCAGGGTGTCGGAAGACTGCGACCAGCGAAGCAGCGGCAAGTCGACCGCAGCCCATGGCGTCACGAAGCTCAGCGGCGCGGTGGCCGTGCCGCCACTCGTGTAGTTGCCACTTGCGCCTGCGGAGTTTAGCGGGATGCAGAACTGCGTCGCGCTGACGACCTTCACGACCTGAGAGAACCCGTTGATCACGGCCCCGAATGCGCCGGTCCCAACGACCCCGGAAATGATGACGTTCTGACCCACGGAGAGGCCGTGGGGAGATCCCGTGATGAGCTCGATGGTGAATACGGAGCCCACCGTCAGGAACGTGCCCCCGACTATGGGGATAGAGTTCGGGCCAGCGACCACCGCCCCCTGTGAGAGAACCTGGGCACTACCGGCCCCCACTTCGATGACGTAGCTCTGGGTGGCCGAGAAAATGAACGGCAGGAGCTTCGTTGAGAGTGGAGTATTCGAGAGCGCGTTGCTGGTGAAGCTAAAGCCCTGACGGTTCATCACCGACCCTTCCGGCCGTACCACCATGTTGCGCAGCGTCCGCAGTCCCTGCGCCCAGCCGGCAAGATCGACGCGCCCGAAGAGCGCGGGGTTGACCTCACCGCGCCCAAAGGCCGGTTGCAGAAGGTGGACGGGTTGCTCGAAGGCCATGCGCTACACGCAGTATCAATTCCGAGCGGTGATGGCCGGGCTATCTGGGTAGGGGTCTTCCTGAAGCTCGTTCAGCGCGACCTGCAACGCCCCGTCGATGGCGGCATCGGCCATCTTCTTGGCGTTCGCTTTCGCCAGCTGGTTGGCCGAGAGGGGACCGGCCATCGGGATGGCGACGCGCCACGCGACCGCCTCGAAGAATGCCTGCGTCCATAGATTCGTGTTCGTAATGTCGGTCACGTAGACCCCGTAAGCCGAGTCCTGATCCGTGAGGATGTTCACCGAGTTGTTCGGCTGCTGCGTGTTGGTCTGGTCGATGACCTGCCGATAGGGCGGCCGGAAGGGGCCCCACGATCCTGCCGAGCAATCCATCGCGCCCGCTCGCCACCAGAAGGCGAGGAACGGATTCACGCGTAGCCCGTACTGTGTCGTCACGCCCAGGAACCGCACGCAGTCGATGGGGCGCTGGTACACGTAGCGCCAGCCGGGGTAAATGATCTGATTGGTCGGCAGCGTGTTCTGGTCGAGCACCAGAGTCAGCGCCGGCATCCTGGTCGCGAAGCCCCACGGGGCTTTCTCGAGGACGTGCTTGCGGGCCCAGTCGTAGAAGCGGTTAAAGGCGCCAGCCGCTTCGCTGTTATCGTTCAGACTCTGGACCGTCTGTGACGTATCCAGAAAGGCCAATGCCATGTTGCAGCAATCAAGTGCCGAACTCATCGCCGAGCTCCTGGCGGCGAATGAGCCGCGCTACGTCTTTTGCGTCCCCTTCTGATACATGCGCTCAGCGCGGCCGAGAACCTTGTCTTCCCTGCCCTCACCGTCAGCGGTCTCCTCGGCATCCTCCTCGAGCCCGAGTTCCTTGATCTGAAGCTCGATGGCACAGTAGTCGCAGTCCCCATCGGCATCCGGGTCTTCCGACGTGCAGCGCACCACGCAGGCGACCGCTTCGATCCGGCACTCGGTCCCGGCGGGCGGAAGCTCGCTGTAGCCGAGCTTCTCAAGCTCCTCCATGGTCAGGCACAAGCGCAGCCCATACGGGTAGGGGTTCGGCTGGATCGCCGCAGGCGCGCCTCCGTAGACCTTCTCGGCGGCCGAAACCTCGCGCTCCATGCCGATGAGTTCCATTCAGGTGAGTCCGAGGCGGTTCTTGAAGAAACCGATTACCGTGATGGCAGTCGTTCCGTCTCCTGCCGTGACGTTGGGGCGGATGAACTTGGGCCGTTCCGTCGCGCCGAGTGGTGCGACGATTCCGGCAGAAGTCACCGCGGCGGCCGAGAGCTTGAACCAGTTCGTCCCGTCGTTCGAGCCTTCGATCTGCACCGAGCCGCCAACACCGAATGTCCCGGTCACGACGAACCAGGCGGTATCCCAAGGCCCTGCGGCTCCATCGCCCTGATTGCCGTTGGGGATCGCGGCCCATGTGACGAGAAACCCATCGGTCTGACGGGTCGCCGCATCAGTCGTATGGACCGTGGTCGCCACTTACGCCGCTTCTTCGATCTTCGGCTCCGGCGGCAGGACGTCGAGGATTCGGGCGTGGTTGCGCTTGGGCTCTTCGTGCCCGCGCTGCTCCTTCGGCGGGACCGGCTGGAACGGACGCCCGGTCGGCTCTCCCGTTTCCGGGTCGCGCCCCATGATCGGGGTCGGCACGTAGCCGGACCAGAAGTCCGAGTTCGCCGGATAGAGGCCGACCGGCACCTTATCCGGTACGCGCTTCATCCAGCCGAACCGCATGACGTCGCCCTTGATCGGCCCCTTGCGGATGAGCCGTTCGCCTTGGTCTTCGGCGAAGTCCCGGTGCACCGGCTTCTTGTCCTTGCCGAGCACCACGATCTCATCCCACTCATCGGGGATCGGTTTCTGCGCGGCGTCGAGCTTCTGCTCGTAGCGCACGAGTGGCGGATAGGTCCCGTCCGCATAACACAGCAGATCGAACACCTCGCCAGGATTGCGCAGGTACTGGTTGTATTGACCTTGCCTCGTTGCCACGACGCGAATCGTCATTTCATTTCTCCTTCGAATCTTCGATATACGAGATAGATGACGCCATGACCGCGATGTCATCAAGTCGCGGCATTACAGAAGTCTACTCGGTCTTCACTTCAGAATCCGCCGCCGGTACATCGGCCGGGGAAACCGATGCGCCTGCTTCCGGCGGCGGTGAAAGATCTTCGTGCAATGCCGGATCGAAGTGCTCGTCCGGGATCTCCACCTCAGCCCCCGCTGGGTGCCAGTGATGGCCGATGTCCTTCAGCAGCACCGTCGCCGCTTGTCTGAGGCGAACGAACACGGCGGCTCAGGAAACGGTGAAGCCGGCGGCGTACAGGAGATTGTCCTGGATGTCGCGACTGAGAAACGCATTGACGAGCCCGGCCGTGTAGCCGGTCGTCACCAGGATGAAGTTGATGCCGATGAAGCGCAGCCATCCCGACGTGCCGCCGATGCCGGCGCGCGGCATGGCAACTCGCACCGCGGTGCCCGAGGTCGCGAACTTGCTGCCGGTGATGGCGATCGCCCCACCGGTGAGATCCAGCATGACGTTCGGCGAGGTCAGGGCCGCCGCGGCTGAGCTCACCAACTGGATGTCGGTCGTGTTCGCGGCCTGCGCGATGCCGGTGACGACGAGGAAGTAGAGCCACGCCGGATACCCGGTACCCCAGTCGCGGCCCGCATTCGTGTTTGGCGTGTTCTGGCCGCCCAGGGGGCCAGAGTCGATGACATTGCCGAGCGCCGTGGTGCCGGCGGCGAAGGCCGCGACGGACTGGCCGGCGGTGCCGCCGGTTGAAAACTGGTTCTCAGAATCCACGAACATGGTCTAGTCCTTTCCGGTACTTACCGGCGTTACCTACGGTGCCCTGCGAGCGGGTTCCACGTGGAACCTTCGCCGAAGTCCTGGGCGTCAGTGGACCGTTACGAAATCGCGGCCTCAGTATTTAAGAGCTGGTCCAATCTGCGGATCGGCACGCCCTCGAATCCGTTCTCGAACTGATTCAGCGCCGGCTGCACGGTGACAGCGTTCGAGCTGTTGGTCAGGCCCTGCAGGCGCAGGAACGAGTAGATGGTGCGGTTCATGTACCACACCGGCATGCATCCCTTGAGGCTGGGGATGCGATCCAGAGCGCGCGACATCAGCGTCACGATGTTCGGGGGCGATGAGTTCGTGACCAGCGCGTTGATGTTGAGGTTCGCGATCCGCACCCCGTAGCGCCAGTCCCGTACCGCCAGTCCCGGCTCCCATACGAACCGATCCTGGTACGCCCGCATGAAGCCCGACGTCATGCCGACCTGCGCGCCGGCGGCAGCCGTCTGCACCGTCTGCAGTCCGTAGTCTTCGTGCGTCAGGCCCGCTTTCGTGCCCTTCGGGAAGACGCCGCAGATCGTGTCCTCGCCCCAGCCGATGAGCCACACCGAGGCGTTGTTGGAGGCGCCGCCGCCCGAGAGGATGTTCTGCGCGTTGGTGGCGCCGGAGATCGCTCCGTACCGCGGGCTGAATCCGAGGAAGCGCTCCGGGTTGACTGCGGTGTTGCCGTAGAACAGCGTCTGGACGAACTGCTGGTTCATGGCTTCGAGGAAGGGCTTGGCTTCCGAGAGCCGTAGCGCGTTCACGTTGCCATTCAACTGCGCGAGCTTCTCGTCGATGACCGACCAGCCCTCGAGAATGCAGCACGCATCATCGAGCTGGCCGACCGTGCTCTTGGACGGGCTGACGCCGGTGTTGAGCTGGCGGAAGAACACGTTCGGCAGGCCCGTGCGCTGCGTGGTGCGCATGCCGGTGGCGAGGTTGCCCTCGACCCAGAGCATGTCGGAAAGCACTTCGTTCTTCTCGTTCAGCAGCTCCGCGATGTCCGGGATACTGCCATCGGGATCGAGACGCTGCGCGAAGTCGGACAGGGTGAAGACTGTCCCGCCAATGGCCGCCATAAATCAGCCTCCGCGCCCGCAGGCGCTATGCGTTCGGTTTCGCGGCCTTCCGGTACATCCGGTCGGCCATGGATTCCTCGCCCGCGGTATTCGGTGCGCCCTTCACGGGCTCATCGCCCCGAAGTGCCTTGCCGATCGCCGCGAACACGCGCACAAACTCCGGGTCGTTCGCTATGCCCCACCGCTCGAGCTTGGTCCGAAACTCCGGGGTCGTGAACTCTTGCAGACCGTCCTTCACGAGGGACAGCGTCTGGGGGAGATTCGCGCCACCCAAAACCGGGTCCTTCTTCACCGCTTCCATATCGCGCGCCAGCTGTGCAGCCGGGAGCGCCTTCTGGAATTCGAGGAAGGAGTTGACCAGTTTCTCGCCCGCAGCCTTCGGGAGCTTCAGGTCCTTGAAGACAGGACCGATCGCTTCGACAAGGCCAGCCTGGAACTCGACGCCCTTGGGGGGAGCGAGTTCGTAGGTCTCAGGGGCGGCTGCTGCAGCGGCAGCTTCTGCCGCGACTCGCGCGGCTTCGGCTTCCGCGGCGGTCGGCTTGGCAGCTTCCGCAGGTTTTGCGGCTTCTGCTGGCTTCTCGACTTTGGCAGCTTCAACGGGTGCGGCCGCAACGGCCGGGGGAGTTTCGACTTTCGCAGGAACAGCGGCGGCAGACGCATCGGCGGGGGCGGCAGCGGAAGCTGCAGCGGCGGCCGGGGCAACGACCTGAGTTTGATCTTTGGAAGGTGCGGAGTCTGTCATCGCGAGCGTGAGAGTAGCCCGCCTCGCGAGCGTTCAGGTATGCTCTATCCCCAATTCGCGGAATGACGCGGAATTCCGAATTGGGGTCGATATGAGTCGAACGCCTGAGATCATGACCGCAACGCGCGCCGCGCAGTTTTTAGGCATCGACCCAGAGACATTGAGGATATGGAATCGCCGCGGCGAAGGGCCACCTCGGCAGCGGATTGGCAAAAGATTCTGGTATTCGAAAGAGTCGCTACGCGAATGGTTCAAGTCCTTCGGCGTCGCATCCGGCTCTCCCGCTCCCGCTTCGCCACATCGTGAGCGAGCTGGTTCGCCTTCTGCCTCATCAGCATTTCAGCGTTCGGGTCCGCCTCGCAGATTTCGCTGAGTAGCCACACCCCGACCGAGCGTCGGCCTTCGTTGAAGGCCATCTTGCCGTAGTTGTTATCAAACACGCTCGCGAACACGTTGCACTTGGAGAGCACGCGCCAGAGCAAATCCCGCGTCGCCTCACTCGTCAGCAGCGCCTTCATCTGCGCGATCTCGCCCTCGCGGTCGAGCGCTTCGAGTAGGCGTCGCTCCTGGACCTGCTCTTCCTCCGGCGTCTGATCGACCGGCGCTTGGTCTTCGTCTGTCATGCGGCCTGCGCTTGACCGCCGAGTAACGATTCAAGCGCGTTGCCGTTTCCGATCGGCGTGCTGCCGAGGTTCTTCGCCGCCTGACTCGCGGCCTGAATGCGCTCGTTCTGGGCTTGTGCTTGTTGGGCCTGCGCCTGCGCCTTCGCGCGTGCCTGACGGATATCGGCCACCACCTTGTCGCTCACGATAATTTCGGGCGGTACACCGAGCCGCTCGGAGATGATCTCCACGCCCTTGTCGAAGTCTATCTTGTCGAGGATCTCGGGCTTCGCTTCCACCAGCTGCAGCACGTACTGCGTCACCTGGTTGATGCCCTGCACTTCGGCGACACGCACGGCCTGCGCGAGAATGCTGATGTAGTCGATCTTCAACTTCATGCCCTGAAGCGCCTTCGGGGGCGGCGGGAGATACCGCTCCGCCCCGGAAGGGATCGGCAATCCACGCGCCTCGTGCTGCCATGCGAGACGCGAGCGCTTCACCATCAAATCGAACACGTCATCAATGACGGGTTCGAGGAGTTCTCCGGTCAGTCTGTCGAGCAGCGGCCCGAGCTCAAGGAGCTGCTCCTGCTTGCGCGCGTTGATCTCGGTC